CCCGCGCTGCCTACTTCAATTTCAATATGACCAACACTGACTTGGAGACAATTTCCACATGATAGACCACCTACTCACCTTCCCCAATGAAACAGCGGCCCATAATACCCTCTCGAAACTGGGCTTTGGCTCTGTAGACGCGGACAGCAATCTCGTGTGGGACCGCTCAAGGGTGGACCCCGGTGTCAAGCTGATAACGGCTGACGCGGTGTGGGACACCAGCGACCCGCCAGTTCTCGTAACGCCGGAGCAAGTCGTGCCGGGCTTCCATGTCACCATTGCCCTGCCTCGTGCTTCCAGACGCTTACACCGTATCGCTGGTAGAGCCTTGCGAGTTGTTGAGAATCGCAGAAAGGCCCGCCGAAGGGCCAAGTTTCATGAGTATGCCGAGCGCATCGAAGACATGACCGAGGGCGTGGCTACTGATCTCGATGCCGCTCACATAACGCGGGTTGCTGGCAAGATTGACAAACTCAAGTTTCGCATCAGTCCACGTTTCCTTGGCTCTGATTATCCCGATCCTCTTTAGGAATCCCACATGGCTAATTTTACAACCTCTGCTGATTTGATTGACTATGCACTTAGTCAAGCTGGTGAGAAGACAGACGGAACCAGTGATCTCAACGATGATGCCTTGGTTTTTCTCAACCGAGCTTATCAGTCGCTCTGGTCTGGTGGTAGCGAGATAGATCCAGAGGTAAATGAAGTCTGGTGGTGGCTCCGCAAAGACACGCAGGGAGTGCTTACACTTAATCCGTTCATAGTTAGCGCACACACCGCAGCTACTACAGGGCTTACTCTTGAGAGTGTCTACACTGGAGAGACTAGCGCAACAGCTAACTACGCACTTCGCCAGTACGATTATGATCTAGCTAGCGATGTGCTCTACCTGGGCGCACCTATGAGGGCTTATCAGAACAATCGAGGACAGATAGGCTTCGTCCCGCTTGAGGTTCTAATCGAAAAGTGGCCTATCGACCAAGGCTATATGGGAGTGCCCACGAACTTTGCTATGATCGGCGAGCGGAAGGTTCGCTTCTCACACTATGGCTTTGATGACTCGACGGAGCTAATCAAGGTGGATTATGAGTATACCAAGGAGCCAAGCGACCTGGCAGATGATACGGGTGAACCGCTTGTTCCACGTCAATACAGAAAGATTCTCGCTGACTGGGTTCTCGCGTTAATCCTAGATAAGAAGGACGACAGCAGGGCGACCGGCGCGGCTGCGTTGACGAAGCGAGGAGTTGGCGCTATGGCTCGGGAAAATCGCCGCAGAATGACTATGATGAGTGATAGGTTTGGCAAGATCTCTCCCCGGCAGAATCAACTGTTTAAGTTCAATAAGATCCTACGCACCGAAAGTGGTTTAATTATCAGCGGATAGGACGTACAGTAGTGGCATTTCAAGGACAAGTTGTAGGAATCACCCTCGGAACTGGCGGTCAGAGTGGCTCCAAGAACCAAGCAGCAGTTAGGGAGGATCAACTCCTGATTGCTGAGAACGTCACGTTTGAAGATAATACTATCCGCAAGGAGGGCGGGGCGGCTAAGTATAATAGCACAGTCGTTTCTGGAACGCCTAAGATCATCGGGGGGCATGACTGGGACTTTGATGGCTCAACCCGACGCAGTGTGCTTGTCACAGATGCTGGGGATATCCTTCGGGATGATGGTGCAGGAGATTATACTGCCACGACGCTTGATACAGGTCTGAACATAGCTACAAGCACCGTGCCAATCTTTGTTGAGGGCGGTGAAGAGGTTGCCGCAAATAACAAGAAGCTCTTTGTATTCACCGGGCGCAATGCGGTTCAGGTTCTTAGTGGAAATGGCGCTTCGACCGCAGACTTGGCTACGCCACCTGCTGACTGGACAGGGCTAACACAGCCAGTTTTCGGGGTGCTCCACGATGATAGACTTTGGGGCGGCGGGAACACAAACGACCCTCATAGGTTGTACTACAGCGATACGGCTGACCACGAAGATTTTACCGGTGGTACCTCGGGTAGTCTTTCGATCTTCCCTGGACAGGGCGGAAGACTTTCTTGGGCAGTTTCGTTTCGTGGAATCATCATCGTAGCGAAGCACCCCCAAGGCCTTTATGCGGTTGATACTACTGATCCGAGCGTCTCAAACTGGGTCATCAAAAAACTAAACGGGGCAATAGGCTCTCCTGGGCCGCAAGCCTTTGCAGTTGTAGACGATGATATAGTGTTTTTTAGCTCATCTGCTGCAATCTATTCGCTTGCTGCGGTGAACAAGTTCGGGGATGTAGAAAGCGACAGCTTGACTGATGAGGCTGACTATGACACATTCCTCCGAGATAATATAGCACTCGATCAGCTTAGGCTTTGTCGGGGGATCTATTATCCAGCCAAGAAGGAGGTGCATTTTGCGGTTAGTGGGACCGGTGCGACCACTAATAATCGCCGCGTCGTGGTGGATTTCAACCGCAAGGGTTTGCCCCGATTCCGCTTTTCACCCCGTGACACTCCGGTGAGTATGTGGCTTAGAACGGGCAGTGATCTGATTGAGCGACCTGCCCTAGGGGATGACGCGGGTTTCGTTTGGGACTTAGACCAGGAAACCCGTAGCAAAGACGGGGTTGGCTATGCGGCGACGTTTCAGACGCCTCACCTGGATTTTACTTTTGCCGATCCTGGTCTTGGCCCGGTGAATAAGAACTGGGCCTGGTTAGAGCTTGCTGTAGAGCCAAAGGGCAATCATAACTTGAGTGTCGATGTGTTTCTGGATGATGCCTTATCCGAAACAATTCAGTTTGACATGGGCGGGACCGGCGCGGTTCTTGGGTCGTTTGTTCTGGGCACCGATGTTTTAGCTGGTGGGAATCTCACAAACAAGAGAAAGCTCTTGCGAGGGAGAAGCCGCAGAATTAGTCTTAAAGGGACCAATTCGGGCGCTGCCGAGGACTTCAGCGTGATTAAATTCTATTTTGGATTTAAGGTTTCAGACACCGAGGAATTGTGATAGTTATTAGCGCAAGGGATTAAAAGATGGCAGGTCTTTATTCACATACCACTCGTTCGACCGGATTAACTCTAACTGCGGCGATCTATAACGCGGATCACCAGAATCATATTAACAATTCCGTTCCGTTGCAGTTTGATGACTATTCGAGTAGCGTCGCCCAGATGCAGACCCAAACCGACCCGGGAGAGGTAGGCTCTGAGATTCAGGCTACGACTCTGGCAGGTGAGCTTGCAGCGCTGCGAGCAATCATCAGCGAGATGAAGGGCGGCACCTATTGGTACCAAACCAGCCCGGTTTTTATTGAAGAATCGAATAAAGTCGCTGCAGACGCTTTCACAGGATTATGAGGTAGGCAATGGGACAGTGGTCAAAGATAGCACTTAGTGGAAGCACTGACGGTCAAGGAGTGGCAGTTTCTGGCGCTACTCCCTCAACAGGTACGGTTATTCATACCGCAGTGGCCGGGGCGGCTGGTAGTATGGATGAAGTCGTACTTTATGCGTACAACACCGTGACGACTGCGGTTGAAGCCTTGGTCGCAATCGGACCTACCACCGCAACCGGAAGCCGATACACGCACACTCTAGCTGCTGCTGCTCTGGGTGGCCTACAGCCGATTATGCCAGGGTTGGTAGTTAGAAACTCTAAGACTGTAGTATGCTACGCAACTGCTGATGCCACATGGAATGTGTTTGGTTGGGTTAACAGGTACGCAACATGAGTTGGCATAGGTTCTTAATTCCGCTTAAAGCGCAGCAGCCCCTTCGGGCGCTCGTAGTTCCTTCGACGTTTCCTGTAGGGATGATAGCGCCATTTACGAGCGCGACGCCCCCTGCTCTGTGGCTTGAGTGCGACGGATCGACCATTAGCCAGACAACTTATGCTGCACTGTGGACTGTTTTTGGTGCCCATACTTATGGAGCAGACCCAGGGGGTGGAGATTTTATTCTTCCTGACCTACGTGGACGGGTTGTGGCTGGTCAAGACAATATGGGTGGCGCTAGTGCGAATAGGCTAACCGATCCGGCGCATGGACTTGGTTTGAACGGTGATACCCTTGGAGACACCGGCGGTCAGGAAGATCATACACCAACCGAAGCTGAAATGTTCGCGCATACTCATAGTGTTGCTAATGTCTTTACCAGTGACTCTGCTAGTGTTGTTGACAACTCAGGAGGCCCGATAGGAAATTTTGAAGCCCAAAACACAGACTCTAAGGGCAGCAGCACGGCGTTTAACGTAGTTCAGCCAACGATTATTCTTTCTTATATTATCTTTACAGGTGTGTAATGAGCGTAACGCAGTATATGCTAGCTAGCACTACGGAGGACTACACTAAGTGTGTACAGTTCCTCGACGATCATTCGGTCAAGCACAATGAGCTAGCTCACCCGACGATTATGGCTCTTCGGGGAGACGAAGTTGTAGCACTTTTGAGCACAATCTCCTTGCGAGACGCTGTAGTAGCTGGTCCGATGCACGTAGGGGTCGAGGGCAATCCCTCATTTGTGCTAATCCGCTTAGTTGAGTCCTATGAGAATATCCTGCGGCTAAGTCATGTGACTATGTATAACTTTTATGTACTCAAAACTGATACGGCTTATCTGAACGCAATCGAGCAAATCAGCGAATCATGGGACATAAAGCAGCTTTATACGGATCAAAGTGATCGAGTTTGGTTTGAGAGGACGCTGTAATGGGCGATGATGTACAAGCGCCAGAGCCGACTAGTGAAGAACGAGCGCTACAAGCAGAGCAGGCACAGACGCTACGAGAGCAGCGAGAGTTCGTTCAGAGCCAGGTAAAGCGCCAGAGTTTACTTGATCCCATCTTGTTCAAGCAAGCTGGGCTGGAGCCTCAGTTTGGAGAAGATGGTGAGATCACAGGGTTTAATGAGGTCGAAGATCCCCTTCAAGCCCGCAGGGATGAGGTCGAGGAAGGCTTTCTTGATCGAACGCTGCAAGCACAGCGCGGCGAGCTGCCGATTAGTGGCGTCACGGAACGGAGCATCGAAGGCGGTAGGGAAGAACTCAGGGATAGATTGAGAAAGCAGCTTGGCACAGGCTTTGAGATCTCAAGCCCTGGTGCTGAAGCACTTACAGACTTCGAGGATACGGCTACCGCAAGACGGAGTGCTGAGGCCCGTGGGGATTTAACTGTAGCTGCTCAGTTAGGACTAGCACAGACTGGATCAAACGAAGGGATTGATAATCAGTCAATCAATCAGGCCCTTGGAATACAGTCTGGTGCTGGTGCGCGTGTGGGAGACTTCACGCAAGTAGCCGGAGGGTTTGGCTCAGCCCAGCAGGCAGGACAGTTCACCCGAGGTTTGCAGTTCCAGGCTGATACAGGAAACGCTAATCGGCGTAACCAGACCATAAGTAGTGCCCTTGGAGCAGTCGGCACACTAGGTGGCATAGCAGCAGGGATTAAATTTAGCTAATGGTTGATTTCAATCCACTAAGTAGAGGTATAACTAGCGGCTTTAACATAGGCGCTAGTATTAGCAAATCACGTGACCGGCGCGCTCAACAAGTTGTCGATAATGAGTTCAAGCGGCGTGCTGAGGGTCGAGCGAATCAACGCTTAGGGATTGCTCAGCAGAACCTGGGGTTCCAGAAGAAGAAGCTTGAGCTAGAAACTCGCTTTAAGAATATCCAGATTAAAAGCGAGAAGCTGAAGATGCAGCGTGAGAAAGAGGCCGTAGTGCAGAAGAATTATGCTGCTAGGGGTAAGGTAGTTAATGAGTTGTTTTTGCAGTCTAGCTCTCGTATAGACATGACTGGAGAGGCTCAGCTTCGCGGCGTGGGTATGAAAGATCCGAAAGCTATAAAGACCCTCTTGGCTAATATAAAGAAACGCGAGCCGGACTTCCTAGAGGACTGGGAGAGATTCCAGGTAGCAATGGCTAATGGATTCAAGCACAAGGAGTTTAGGGCAATTGTTACTACAGATGCGTACCAGCGGTTAGTTGATACTGACTTTGGTATGGCTATGGTTAAGTCTCAGCAAATCCTTAAGGGCATCAATGAGCGGAAGGCCGAAGGCGCTAAGGCTGCGAATATACAAGCTCAGGCAGATCAGCGTCGAGCTCTTGCCCTCAAGACAGAGGCTGAGACCCGTAAGCTGGATCAAGAGTTTAAGCGCCAAGAGGCATTAGTTAAGATACGTGAAAATCTGTTTAATGGGACTGGCTCAGCAGAGGGCAAAACCATACCTGAG